AAGATGTACAAGAGTTACAACTAGGTGGAGATGCGGTTATCCGTACCTCAAACCCAGCAGGTGTACGCCGTGTAGAACTTTCAATTCCACAAGGTGCATTTACTGAGTCACAATTACTCAACCAAGAACTTCGCGTTGGTGCTCGTTATCCTGAAGGACGTACAGGAAATATTAGTGCATCAGTTGTTACTGGACAAGGTGTACAGGCTCTTATGGGAGCCTTTGATACACAAGTTAAATCTGCTCAAGCAATTTTTGCTGCAACACTTCGGGACGTAATTGCTGTTTGTTTTGAAACTGATGAAGTTATTTATCCAGAAGAGAAGACCATTCGTGGTGTTGACTCTGGTTCTCCATACGAAATCACTTACAAACCAACCAAAGACATCAAATCTGATTACTCAGCAGATGTCCGATACGGAATGCTTGCTGGTCTAAACCCCGCGCAGGGACTCATCTTTATGCTTCAGGCATTAGGTGGCAAACTTATCTCTCGTGATATGGCAATGCGTGAACTTCCATTTACTGTAAACGTCACACAGGAACTTGAGAAAATTGAAATTGAAGATATGCGTGCCGCATTACTTGGTTCGCTAACTGCCTACACACAGGCTATTCCTCAACTGGCTGCATCAGGCGGAGATGCGTCAGAGGTAGTACGTAAAATTGCTGCGGTTATTAAGGCTCGCCAAAAAGGTCAAGCCCTTGAAGATGCGATTGAAGAAACATTCGCACCGCAGCAGCAAGTTCCTCCTGCTGGTGCACCAGAAGCGGTTGAGCAACCGTCCCCTGCTCCCGAAGGCGTTCCAGCAGGAGGCGCTTCTTCTCCAGAAGGTATGGCGCCACCACAAGCAGCACCTGATATTCAATCAATCATTACAAGTCTTACCTCAGGCGGCAAAGGCAACGCAAGAGTAGTAACAAGAGGATAACTAAGTAGGGGACAATGACAACAATTATTGGTGTACAAAGCAGCAATGGTTGCACCTTAGTTGCTGACAGTCTTGTAAGTGATGATACTGGTCGCACTTGGTCACATCCACAGATGAGTAAAATCAATAGACGTGGAGAATTTTTAATTGGTGGTGCTGGAGAAGTTTCTCCTTGCGACATTGCCCAGCATATTTGGGAACCACCATCATTAACGCCTAAAGATAGAAAAGATGTTTACCATTTTATGATTACAAAGGCTATGCCTTCTCTTCGTGAATGCTTAAAGACAAATGGTTACAACTTTGATGAAGCACAAGAAAAAGATTCTAGTTCTCGCTTTCAGTTTTTAATTGCTGTCAATGGAGAACTGTTTGATGTTGGTGATGATTTATCGGTTATGCGTAATGTTGATGGATTTTACGGAGTAGGTTCTGGCGCACAGATTGCGCTAGGAGCCTTGTACGCAGGGGCAGAAGCAGTAAGAGCAGTAGAGATTGCTGCTCAATTAAGTATCTTTTCCGAAGGACCTTTTCAAGTAGAAGTTCAATATTCTAAGTAGGAGTTAAAATGGCTGGTAACGAGAATAGCGGCGGAATGCGCCCAACAGCGCCACAGAACAATCCTGCTAACGTATCTGGCACAGGTGGTGCAGGACAATCTGGCACCCAAGCGCCTCGATATATTTCTGGTCTTCCTTATGGTCAAGGTCAGACAACTATGCAGCAACAGCAATCTGCACCTATGGCTGGTTCTCCAACCGCAGCAGCAGCAACTATGCCAATGCCTTCGCTGCCATCAATTACACCCCTAACAGCACCAACTGAACGTCCTGACGAACCATTAACATCTGGTATGGACTTTGGTCCTGGTCCTGGAAGTGAAGCACTTAACCTTCCAAAACAACGTGGGCTATCTGAAATTCTTGCTTCAATGATTGATATGGACCCAACTGGAGACGTTCAAGACCTATACGATTTTGTTGTATCAAGAGGTCTTTAATGGAGAAACTTAAACCATTAAATGTAATTGCGATGGGTTCACCTGGCGTAGCAACTGCAGCCGCACAGGCTGGTTTACCTAAACAAGAAGTTTCGCAAATTGCTGCTCTTTTTGAATTAAAAACTTTACATAATAAACTTACTGCACTTCCACAAGAAAAAGCATATACACAGTATCAAGCATTACCAAAAGAAACTCGTGCTGCTTTAACATCTATGTTTAGCCCAAAGTATTCTGAACAAGATAAAAATTTTTTTGGAAAAATTCTAGACTCAGTTAAATCTGCCGTATTTTATGGTGGCGGAACAGGTATAGATATTGCTAAGCAAGTTCTTGGAATTGCAAATAACCCATTACCATCACTTGTTAAAGCGGCTGGAGCCGTAACTGCAACCACTGTCTCTGAGTTAACTCCAGAGCCAGTCAAAGAAGGTGTTGGTAAAGTTCTTGAAACTTTAGTACGCCCACAAAATAAATTAATTAAGCAACCTTATACTGCCATTCGTGCTCAGGCTGAAGCCGAAGGCTTTAGTCCAGTAGATGCTGGTAAATTTATTGCCAAAGGTTTTGAAGAACTTATACCTGGCGGCGAAGATGCAGTGGTTTCAGATAACTCTACAAATTTTATGCAGTACTGGGAACGCGCCAGTGATAGAGAAACTCTTTATGATGATAGTGAAGTTGCTAAACTTTACAAAGAACTTACACCAGCACAAGCATATGTTGGCAAGTTGCTTGCATCTAAGCAAGATTTAATAGATAACTACGAGCAATTTCAAGACAATCCACAAGTAATGGACTTGATTAATCGTTATGTTTCTGGCGATGAAGATGCAATGAAAGAAGTTGGCTACGCTGTAGCACGCTTTGAAAAGTCTAAGATAAGTCCAGGGCGTGACATTGCTCGTGTTTTGGTAAGTTTGTTCCCACACGAGTATGAAAAAGCAATGCTTGGTGATGGTAATGCACAAAAATTCTTTAATGGTATCTCTGGTTATATTGACTTTACCGTAACTGTTGGTCTTGACCCACTTCTGGTTGTTGGAAAAGCAAAACGTTCTATTGATGTTGCTCGTTTAGGCTTCTTTAAAGTTGGCGAAGGTGCTATTCCTTTAGAAAAAGCATTTAGTCGTCCTACTGTGCGTAGATATTGGAACAATGCTGGTAAGTTAATTGATACTTATCGCAACGGAAATTTATCCCAAAAGGGTCAAGCACTAAATAGACTACAAGAAAGATATCGAGAAATCAATATCAATGTAGTTGAAGACCTAGCCAACGCTGGAGTCAAAAATGCAGACGATGCTCTTGACTATTTTGTTAATGGACAACGTTTTGTAGAAATGATGCGTGGTGGAATTGGTTTTGCTGGCAAAGATACATTGCTTCCACGCGTAACAATGGTTCGCAGTATGTCAAATGGCGTAAGGACCCTAGCCAATAAAACACTTGGAACTGAACGCTACGCAAGTATGGATATTCCTGAAACAATTGCAGAATTTGCTGTAAAGTTTTCAGATGACCCTATTGTCTGGGCAGATAAAATTGGTGCTGAAAAAGCAGCAGTTGGATTTACTGCAAAAGATAAAACTACACTTGCCAAAATTGACCGTGTAGTTCGCCAATTTGCAATTGCTCCTAAAAACGACAGAATTATTAGCATTGTTGATGGTAGCAGTGCTAATCAAATCTTTGCACTTGCTCGCACCGTTGTTGATAAAACAACTGCTGGCACATTTCGTACAGCCTGGATAGGCGCGGACACTGGTCAAAGACTATTAATGTTTAAAGGTCTTCTTAAGACTTTGGGTGTTGGTATGGGTCTTAACCTATCTGAAGAGGGTCGTGTACTTCTTGCTAATATTGATGATATGTCAAAAGAAATTTATTCTGTTAGTCAGAGTTCAGTTGATATTGGCGACTTAGCAGACATTCTTAAAGTTGCTAAAGCAAATGGTATGCCCAATCCAACTGGCGTGCGTGCTCTTGTTCAAGATGCAATTACATCTACAAGTGCCGAAGGAAAAACAAGCCGTTTGCTTGCTACTGTAAATGCAAAACTTGCTGAATACGGTGACCAGGTAAAAACTTTGCGAGCATTGCGCAATGAAGCAATTGCCAAAGGTGATAATGCTTTAGCCACAACTCTTGCTGACGAACTTAAAATTGTTGGTGCTAAATACGGCAGAGAATTAAAGACAAAGAAAGCCTTAAAGCGCCAGACAGATACTACTGCAGATGATGTTGTTGAAGATTTGTCAGATATTGAAGTAATGAATCTTGAACGCTTTAACGCTGGACAGACCCTAGATGGCACACCACGCGCTATTCGCTTATATCAACTATCTGATTATCGTAGCCTTCCAAACTTTGTGGAATGGCGCGAAGCCGCCGCTCGTGCTGGTGTATTTTCTGAAGTATTTGGAAAAGCAACTAACGCAAGTTTCAATAGAAAGTTAACAGATGCTTGGTCATTTGGAAACCTTTATCCTAGACTTGGCGTTCGTACAACAGTTGAAGAAGTTGGAACATTTGGTCTTATTAGTGGCTTCGGCGGCTATTTAAAAGCACGTTTGGTTTCTCGTGAACTACGTGCTGCTACTCCTGCTGGAGTAAAGACAACTATTTTTAACAAAGAAAAAGAAACCAACAATTTGGGTTTTATCTACGATAAGTTATTTGAAATAACTAAAAAACATTATACAAAAGATGAACTTTTGGCAATGGCAAATGACCCTGAGTTAATGGCTACTGCTGTAGCAAATGCTATGATTAGAAATCGTTTTAGTCCAGCATTCTGGCTGAGCAGAGATAGCAAAGAAATTGGCGAATACGCTGCAGACTTTGCTCGCTTTGATGGCAAAAAAATAATGGATGATATTAATGGTTCATCAGTTCGTGCCGAACGTATGGCTTCA